AGATTTAAAAAGAACTAATGTTGTAACACGCGGTAATTTTCAATGGCAAAATGGTATAAAAGATAGTAAAGTACAATTTATACCAAATAATAAAGGAAGATTTAATATAAGTTGGATACCTGAAATAAATTTACAAAATCGTGTAATATTAAAACAAGGTATTCGTTATCCAGCAAATGAGCATATTGGTGCTTTTGGCTGTGATAGTTATGATATATCTGGCACAGTTGATAAAATTGGTTCTAACGGCGCATTGCACGGCCTTACTAAATTTAGTATGGAAAATGCTCCTTCTAATATGTTTTTTTTAGAATATATAGCAAGGCCTCAAACCGCAGAAATATTTTTTGAAGATATACTTATGGCATTAGTTTTTTATGGCATGCCGGTTCTTGCAGAAAATAATAAGCCAAGATTATTATATCATTTAAAAAGAAGAGGATATAGAGGTTTTTCAATGAACCGTCCTGATAAAATATATACTAATTTATCAATATCAGAAAAAGAAATAGGAGGTATACCAAATACTTCTTATGATATAAAGCAAGCGCATGCTGCTGCTATAGAATCTTATATTGAAAATTATGTAGGATTAATTAATGAAAATTACGGTAATATGTATTTTCAAAGAACATTAGAAGATTGGGCAAAATTTGATATTAATAATAGAACAAAATTTGATGCATCAATTAGTTCTGGATTAGCTATAATGGCTTGTAATAAAAATTTATATAGACCAAGTCAAATAAGACAAATAAAAAATATAAATCTTGGTATTAAAAAATATGATAACCGAGGTGTACGATCAAAAATAATTTAAACGAATGATTAATAAAGGCGTTAAAGGTTCTTTTCCTAGTCAAGCAGTAAGTGACGCTGAAAAAATGTCCGCTGAATATGGAGCAAAAGTTGGTAGAGCTATAGAGCATGAATGGTATAGTAATACAACTGCTTCAAATATGTATATGAATTATAGACAAAATTTTCATAATTTACGTTTATATGCAAGAGGAGAACAATCTGTAAGAAAGTATAAAGATGAGCTGTCAATAAATGGTGATTTAAGTTATTTAAACTTAGATTGGAAACCAGTTCCAATAATACCAAAATTTGTAGATATTGTTGTAAACGGTATGGCAGATAGATCTTATGATGTAAAAGCATATTCGCAAGACCCTGCGGCTATTAAAGAACGTACGGATTATGTTGAAGCTATATCAACAGATATGAATGCTAAAGAATTAAATGATACTGTATTTAATCAATTAGGTGTAGATATATATAATACAGACCAAGCTAAATTACCTGAAACAAATGAGGAGTTACAGTTGCACATGCAACTAGATTATAAACAAAGCATTGAGATAGCTGAAGAAGAAGCTATAAATAGTATATTTGATAAAAATAAATACGATGAAATAATAAAACGTATAAATTACGATTTAGTCGTAATAGGTATAGGGGCGGCAAAAAGTTCTTTTAATAAAGCTGAAGGAATTAAGATTGAATATGTAGACCCCGCAGATTTAGTTTATTCTTATACTGATTCTCCTAATTTTGAAGATATATATTATGTAGGAGAAGTAAAACAAATATATGTTAACGAACTTAAAAAACAATTTCCTGAGTTAACAGACGAAGAACTTGAAAGCTATAGAGGATATAATAAAAGTAGCTATGATTATAGCAATTATGATTTAAATAATCAAGACGAAAACGCTGTAACAGTTTTATATTTTGAATATAAAACACATATGAATCAAACATATAAAATAAAGAAAACAGCAACAGGTGGTAAAAAAGCTATAGAAAAAGATGATACATTTAATCCACCTAAAAGCGAAGAGTTTGAAAAAGTTAGTAGAGCTATTGAAGTTATATATGAAGGCGTTAAAATAGTTGGTAGTAATAAACTTTTAAAATGGGAGCTAAAGAAAAATATGATGCGCCCTAAATCAGATACTACAAAAGCACAAATGAGCTATGCTATTGTAGCACCAAGAAAATATAGAGGTAAAATAAATTCGCTTGTTGAAAGAATAACTGGTTTTGCTGATATGATACAACTTACGCATTTAAAATTACAACAGGTAATGTCGCGTATGGTGCCAGATGGCGTATATGTTGATGCTGATTCACTTGCAGAAATAGACTTAGGCAATGGAACAAATTATAATCCGCAAGAAGCTCTTAATATGTATTTTCAAACGGGTAGCGTAATTGGTAGATCAATGACGCAAGATGGTGATATGAATCGTAATAGATTACCAATAACTGAATTAACTTCTAGTAATGGCCAAGCAAAACTATCATCGCTTATAAATACATATCAATATTATTTACAAATGATACGTGATGTAACCGGACTAAATGAAGCAAGAGACGGAAGCGTTCCTGATAAAAATGCTTTAGTTGGTTTACAAAAACTTGCTGCCGCAAATTCAAATACGGCTACAAGACATATATTACAGTCTAGCTTATATATAACTCTTACAATGGCTGAATGTATTTCTATGCGCGTTTCAGATGTAATAGAATATTCACCTACCAGAGAGTCTTTTATTAAAAGCTTAGGTAAATTTAATGTTGCAACTTTAGAAGAAATGGCGAGTTTGCATTTGCATGATTTTGGTATATTTATAGAATTAGCACCTGATGAAGAAGAAAAAACTAGATTAGAAAATAATATACAGGTAGCGTTGCAACAAAAAAGTATTAATTTAGAAGACGCAATAGATATTAGAGAAGTTAGAAATATAAAACTTGCTAATCAATTATTAAAAATACGTAGAACTAAAAAAGAAGCGCTTGATAGAGAAAAGCAAAAAGAAAACATTCAAGCACAAGGACAAGCAAATCAACAATCTGCACAGGCTGCCGCGTTAGCTGAAACACAAAAACAACAAGCTATTGCAGAAACAAAAGCTCAATTAGCACAAGCGCAAGCACAACTTGATTTAGAAAAGCTAGAGCGTGAAGCGGCGATTAAAAAAGAATTGATGCAGTTGGAGTTTAATCTAAACATGAGATTAAAAGAAGCTGACAAAAAACAAGTAAACGAAAAAGATAAGTTTAAAGAAGACCGTAAAGATGAAAGAACTAGAATACAAGCGAGTCAACAAAGTGAACTTATAGAACAAAGAAAAACAGACGCTCCGGCTAAAAATTTTGAATCGGCAGGGTTTGATAATTTAGGTGGTTTTGGACTTGAACAGTTTGATCCACGTTAACACTTATTAATTTTTATATTATTATATTATGACACAAGAAGAAAAAGTTGTAGAAGAATTAGTTGTAGAAACTAAACAAGAAGAAACAACAGAACAAAAAGAAGCAACAAAAAAACAGCCTGCTGATAATCAAAAGGTTAATCGTGATTATGTTGAAAAAAAAGAAGATGGAACTATTAAGTTAGATTTAAATAAACTAAAAACATTTCAAGAAAATGCCATTCAAGAGCAAAGCACAGATGAGGTTCCTGTACGCGACGAATCCGCGTCTAGCGAAAAAATACAGACTGAAAACGTCGAAAAAGAAAATGAAGAAATTACCGGAGAAAGTAAAAAAGAAGAAACGCCCGTAATAGAAGAAATAAAGGATAGTGAAAATAAATTAGAAACAACAAATGAAACAAAAGAAATTGTTGATGCTAAGCCTGTTGAATCTATACCTGAAAAACAAGAAGTATTACCGCAAAAAGAAACGCAACAACTGCCTGAAAATATACAATCAGTAGTTGAATTTATGAAAGAAACAGGCGGTTCATTAGAAGATTATGTAAGATTAAATGCTGATTATTCTAATGTAGATGAAAATACTTTATTAAGAGAATATTATAAATCAACTAAACCGCATCTTAATTATGAAGAAATATCTTTTTTAATGGAAGATGATTTTTCATTTGATGAAGAAGTTGATGAACCGCGAGTAATTAAAAAGAAAAAATTAGCTCGCAAAGAAGAAATTGCTAAAGCCAAAAAGTTTCTTGGCGGACTGAAAGATCAGTATTACAAAGAAGTTAAGTTAACCTCTAAGTTAGATCCTAAGCAAAAAGAAGCTATTGACTTTTACAATACATACAACCAAGAACAAACCAAAGTCGTTGAAAACCAAAAACAACAACAACAACATTTTTTAAACGAAACTAATAAAGTATTTAATGATAATTTCAAAGGTTTTGATTTTACTGTTGGAAACAAAAAGTATCGTTATAATATAAAAGATGTTGATAGTGTAAAAAAATACCAAAGCGATATTGTTAATTTCGTAAACGAGTTCGTTGACGATAAACAACTAATTAACAATGCACCAGGCTATCATAAAGCTTTATATTCAGCTAGAAATATTGATAAAATTGTTAATCATTTTTATGAGCAAGGTAAAGCTGATGCTATTAAAGAGACTGCAATACAAGCTAAAAATGTAGATATGTCTCCACGTACAGCGCCTGTTGTTGAAGCGAACGGTATTAAGTTTAGAGTTTTAAGCGGTGATGATAATTCTAGGTTAAGATTTAAAATTAAAAAATAACTTAAAAATATTAAAAAATGGCTTTTAATACATCATTAGGATTAGGTGGTTCATATTCACTTACTCCTTCACCAACGCCTACTGTAAGCGATAATAACTATATCGATTTTACATCATCGGCTACAGCCGGTTGGGCACAACAATATCTGCCAGAGTTATATGAACAAGAAGTAGAAAGATATGGTAATCGTACTATTTCTGGTTTTTTACAAATGGTAGGGGCAGAAATGCCTATGACATCTGACCAAGTTGTTTGGTCTGAACAAAATAGACTGCACATTGCGTATAAAAGTACAGGTGCTGCAGATGGTACAACTAGTATACAGCTTGTTGGTACTTCCGGTACGTGTTCTATTGGTACTGGCTTAACTAATTCATTAAGAGTTGGTAATACGGTAATCATAACTGATACCGCTACTGGTTTAAAAACTCTTAAATGTTTTGTAAGTCAAACTAGTGGTACTGCTACTGGTGGTAATAATACTAACTTTACTGTTTTACCTTATACACAAACTGATTTATCAGGAGGTGATGGTACTGCTGTTGCTTTTTCTGACAATGAGCAAATCAATGTATTTGTTTATGGTTCTGAATTTGCAAAAGGTACTAGCTCTATGTCAGGAGAATTAAAACCACAATTTACACAGTTTAACAATAAACCAATAATTATTAAAGATCACTTTAAAATTTCTGGTTCTGACACTGCACAAATTGGCTGGGTTGAAACTACTGATGAAGCCGGACAAACTGGTTACTCTTGGTATTTAAAATCTGCGGGTGAAACAAAATTAAGATTTGAAGATTATCTTGAAACTTCATTAGTTGAAGCGGTAAAAGGTGTACCTGGAGCGTCAACTGCTGATAGCGCAATTGCTGATGCAGGTGATGAATTTGGTACTGAAGGTTTATTCGCAGCTATTGAAACTAGAGGTAATGTTTTTGAAGATTTAGCTACGCTAGGTGATTTTGATTTGTTACTTAAAAATCTTGATAAGCAAGGTGCTATTGAAGAAAATATGTTATACGTTAATCGTTCATTAGCTCTTACTCTTGATGACATGGTAGCAGGTCTTAATGCAAACTTCCAAGGTGGTGCTTCATTTGGTACTTTTAATAATGACGCTGATATGGCATTAAACTTAGGTTTTAGTGCTTTCAGAAGAGGTTCTTATGACTTCTATAAGTCTGATTGGAAATACTTAAATCAAGCAGACGCAAGAGGTGGATTTGGTGACGTATCTGGTACTTTAATACCAGCCGGTACATCAACTGTCTACGATCAAAATCTTGGTAAAAACATGACACGTCCTTTCTTACACGTAAGATATAGAACTTCAGCAACTGATGACAGAAGATTAAAAACTTGGGTTACTGGTTCAATTGGTTCTGCAACTTATACAGGAGATGACATTATGGAAGTTCACTATTTATCTGAAAGATGTTTAGTAGTTCAAGGAGCTAATAACTTTGTACAACTTAAAGAATCATAATATTAACCCTTAAAAACTAAACAAAATGAGTAAATTCTTAATTTTCATAGATGCAGCTGATGATGCTGCAATGTATCCAGTTGAGTCACTATTAGGTTTAACAGTAGCAGGCGACGGAGCCTTAATTGTAAAATTTAAAAGTTCAATAGGTAAAAGTGATGGCGGCGATATA